GCAATGAACCGTATCAACGTGGCACGTCTAGTAGCTTACTTGCGTGCTAGATTGACACAGATTGGCAATCAATATCTGTTTGAGCCCAACGATCAGATTACACGTAATTCGATCACCAACTCCTGCACCAGCTTGATGCTTGATTTGGTAGCCAAACGTGGTATCTATGACTACTTGGTAGTTTGCGATTTGAGCAACAACTCACCAGCTACTATTGATGCCAACGAATTGTATGTTGACATTGCAATTGAGCCAGTCAAGGCAGTTGAGTTTATCTACATTCCATTGCGGATTGAGAACACTGGAGCTATTGCATCCAGCTTAACTACAGTAGCTACAGCCAGCTAATGTCATGGCCAATATGACCATAAATAAAGTATATAGGAGATAATACCATGGCAGTTTCATCACTAAGCAGAATGACAGTTCCACTGGCCAGCGATCAAAGCACGCCAAGCCAGGGCCTGTTAATGCCCAAACTCAAGTATCGCTTTCGCGTTACTTTTCAGAATTTTGGCGTGAGTCAACCCACAACTGAGTTGACCAAACAGGTAGTTGATTTTGCTAGACCCAGTGTTGAGTTTGCTGAAATTGCAGTGCCTATCTACAACAGCACAATTAAATTGGCTGGAAAGTATACCTGGGCAGATATCGCTTGCAACATTCGTGATGATGCTGCTGGCAATGTTTCCAAATTGGTTGGCGAACAACTGCAGAAACAATTAGACTTTATGGAAATGGCCAGTGCTAGTTCTGGTATTGACTACAAGTTCCTCACAGTGTTTGAAGTGCTCGATGGTGGCAACGGAACCAGCGCACCTGTGGCACTAGAAACTTGGGAACTGTATGGTTGCTATCTCAAATCTGTAAACTACAATGACATGAACTATGGTACCAGTGAAGCTGCTACCATCACAATGACTATCACATTTGACAACGCCAATCAAGTAGCCGGCGAAGGTGTAGGCAATACTATTGCTCGTACCGTTGGCGACGTGGCGACGGGTGTAGCTAGCGCACCAGGCTAATAAGCGATGGCCTGGGGTCAGAACTTTTTACAAGAATTTGTTGGATTTGATGGGCTGAAAGACTATGCTCATGCGTCCAAGACCTTCCTTACCAACGGATACGAACAGACACCTCGTCAGAAGTTTCTGTTCCATGTCTACTTTACCTTAAACGTAGATCAAATTCCGGCCCTGGCCAGTGCCTTCCCCAACAACGATGACGCAACCATTGGTCTCATGGTCAAGACTATTCAGTTGCCCAACTACACCATCAGTGTAGACACCATGAATCAATACAATCGCAAACGATTGGTTCAAACCAAAATTGATTACAATCCGGTACAGATAGAATTTCATGACGACGGGGGCGACTTGGTTCGCACCATGTGGTATAACTATTTCAAATACTACTATAAAGATCCCAGCAACAAATACGACAACATAACCAATGTAAACGGTATTCCTAATCCGTTGAGTCAGACACCAGCTGGATTCAGTTACAACAATCGAGACACTTATGATCCTGTGCGTTATGTAAACGACTGGGGCTATATTGGTGAAGCCACCAACGACGGTCTTCCACCTGGTGCCGGCAAGCCTCCATTCTTCAAAGACATACGTATCTATGGCATGAGTCAACACAAGTTTGCCGAATACATCCTGATCAATCCTATGATCACTGACTGGGCCCACGATACCTATGATTACAGTCAAGGTGCCGGCATAATGAACAACCGCATGACTGTTCGTTATGAAACAGTCAAGTATCTCGAAGGAGCCATTGGCGGAGTTAGACCCGATACCAATGTGTTAGGTTTTGCAGATCCTGCCTACTATGACACAGTGCCTAGCGCCTTGGCCAGACCCGGCAGCACACAGACAGTATTGGGTCAAGGTGGCCTGCTTGATGCTGGTATTGGTATTGTTACCGATTTAGAAAGTGGTAATCCTCTCAGCTTGATTGGAGCGGCCCAAACAGCGGCCGCTGCCTACAACACCTGGAAAAACGCACCCAGTGTGTCCACAGTTTTAAAAGCTGACGCAACACAGGCTCTCAACAATGCGGTACGTGGCATATTGCCAGGCGCCCTAAGGGGTGCTAGTTCCAGTCCGTTGACAAGTCCTGCAGGCATACCAAATCAACCCTTGAGCTACGGCAGCGGTGGTATATTCTTTCCAACTCCCAACATTAACCTGACTAATTACTAATCATGGCCACAGTTAATGCTACCAACTACTCAATTGATCAGACTGTAAGAGTATATGATCAATTCTACAAATACGATGCTAATATTCCGGCACAAGAATATGACGCGGTAGTAAGCTATTTCAAAAGTGTTTTTACCACAGCAGACGCCGCAGAAAATATGACTACTTCGTTGTTTAGAGTGGCCGACGCTACCAACACCAGTGCCATAGCTCTGTTGCAAACTTTTCAACAAAATGCCAGCTCGGCACCTGAGGTTACCATCATGATGGCCTACTATCTCAATCTGGTGCGTAGTCCCAGCACACTGTTGGGCATACTAGCTCCAACTACTCCTAACTACTACACTGCCAGAAACGTAAGGGCTTGATCATGGCCAATTTTCGTCAAGGCATTTACACAGTAAAAAATCCAGCCAAGTATGTAGGCAAAGGTGCACCTCGTTATAGATCTGGTTGGGAACTCACATTCATGATGTTTCTAGACTCAAACGACAATGTGCTACAATGGGCTAGTGAAAGTCTATCAATACCGTATCGTAACCCTATCACAGGCAAACAGAGCATGTATGTGCCCGACTTCCTGGTCACTTACCGTGGCCGCAACAACACCACCATTGCCGAACTGATTGAAATCAAACCCAAAAAACAAAGTCTAATTGAAAGCAAAATGAACGACCGTGACCGTGCTATAGTGGCTGTGAACTATGCCAAATGGCACAGTGCTACCTTATGGGCTAGAAAAAACGGCCTGACATTTCGGGTAATAAACGAAGATCAAATTTATCATCAAGGTGGTAAAAAATCCGGTAAATAGGGTATGACCCGTAAACTGGAAGAATTGTTTGATTTTCCGACTTCTGAATCAACAGAAGACGAACCTGCGTCTATCCCGGCCACGCAGATTAAACTACAAGAAATAACCGATACCATTGATAAAATTGATGCGGCCTTGCCCACTGTGCGTGATCTTGAAACCGGCGATCGTGAACTGGATGACCTGGCCAACAAGGCTACCGAAACATTCGATGATCTTATGGATCTAGGCATGCAGGTTGACAGCCGTTACAGCAGTGAAATATTTGCAGTGGCCAGCACCATGCTAGGGCATGCACTTACAGCCAAAACAGCCAAACTAAACAAGAAATTAAAAATGGTCGATTTACAAATGAAAAAGATGAAACTGGACCAAGATCGATTAAAGAACTCACCTGAAGAAGCTGTAGAAACAGCACACGGACAGGTGCTGAGCCGTAATGATTTGTTGGAACGCTTGATCACCATGGGTTCGCAAAACGGTAACCGAGCATAAATATCATATAGGGAAACTAAGATGAAAAATTTTCAACAATACCTCGCCGAATCAGAAAGAACCTACAATTATCGCATCAAAATTGTAGGTGATGTTGCTCCTGATTTTATCAAGCAATTAGAAGACAAGCTCAAGCAGTTTGATCCTGTAAAAATTGGCCGCGCCAAGTCTACACCAGTGCAACTGAAACCTGCAGACTTCCCCAAGCACAGCAACGATTCAGTTACCAGCTTTGATGTAGAGTTTCGCTATCCAGCAATTGAACCACAGATCAAACAGATTGCTCAAATTTTATTCTTGGATCCAAATCGTATTATCATGTTGACTGTGCCACACGAAAATGGCCTTGACACTGAGCGCAAACGTGTTGAAACAGAAAACAAAGATCTCTTGACTGATACTGACTATCCAGCTGACACAGCCGAGCAAAAAGAACTCAAGGCTGATTATTCAGCACCATATGATGAGCATGCTGTTCTCAAGAATGCATACCGCAGTGACTTTACTGTAGCCGGAGGTCCAACTCCTGCTGCCAAGACCACAAATGACCTGCCAATGGGCAACATGAGTCCCATGAGCAAGATAAAGCGTCGACCCAAGCCAGCCACTGGCGCACAACCCCAAGGATAATAGCATGACATTTTTTTACGACCTAAACAAAAGATTAGCTGACCTAGCTACCAAACAAGACCTAAATGAATCCAAAGTGGCTGAAAGCGAAAAGTGGATCCAGAAGGCAGTTAATCCTGCACACAAAGGTGGCCTACACAAGGCTCTACATGTGGCTCAAGGTGAAAAGATTCCCAAGGCCAAGATTGAAAAAGCCACACACAGCAAGAATCCTAAACTACGTCACATGGCTCAGTTTGCCAAGAACGTGGCCAATGAAGGCGACATGGACGAAGGAAACGAGTTCTCGGGTGAGCGTGTAAAAGCTATCAAAGCCGGCAAAAAAGAATTCAAAGTGGATGGCAAGACCTATCAAGTAACTGGCGATACCGCCGATGAAAAAATGATGGAAAAGAAAGAGCCACGTAGCAAAGGCACAGCCTTTGACAAAGAACACATGGACAAGCTACGCAAAGAAAAAGAAGCAGAAACACACAGTCGTTATGATGTGCAAGACACTGGCTACAGCAAGCGTTACACACGCAAGCACGAAGATGATGTGGAAAAAGATGACGAAGTTACCAGTGATGAGCCAAAGAAAAAAGGCCGTCCAAAGAGCACCAAGCCAAAAGGTGACGAGCGTGTGACCAAGGGCAGCCACAAATACAAAATGATTGGTGGCAAGCGTGTAAAGAAAACCGAAGAAGCTCTTGACACCGACAGCGTTATGATGACACGTCCTTCAAACATGAGCAGTGAAAGCATTGAGCACGGCGAAGAGGCTGAATACAATGACGAAGCAGGTATGACCAAGGATTCATTGCATACTATTGTGCGTCATGCCAAAGAACTTGAAAAAGCTCTGCGTGGCAATGAAAACATGCCAGAGTGGGTCCAGGAAAAAATTGGCCAAATCAAAGGCATGATGACCAGTGTTACTGATTATATCCTCAGCACACACGAGCGTGACCTTGAGCAGGCTACAGGACGTGAAGGTATTACCATTGAGCCTGTAGCAGAAAAAGCAGTTAGCCAAGCTCAACAAAAATTCATGGGCATGGCTCACGCTATGCAAAAAGGCAAGAAGATTCCAGGCGCAAGTCCTGAGTTGAAAAAAGTTGCCAAGTCAATGAAGCCCAAAGACACACGCGACTTTGCTGCTACCAAGCTCAAAGGTTTACCCAAGCATGTAGATGAAGCTGGTAAACCAGACTTTTTGGATCTTGACAAGGATGGCAACAAGACTGAGCCAATGAAACAGGCCGCCAAACAGGCCAAGAGCAAGAAAAAAGAAGAAGTTGAAGAAACAACAGTAGCTGGCAGTGTAGCACCTGTGCAAAACGCCGCACCCAAAGCTGGCAAGGGTGGTATGCAATTTGGCAAAGGTGTATATGAAAGCATTGATCGTGAAGTTGAGTCATTGATGGAAAGCATGAACGTGTCAGTAAACATGACCCAAGACGAGCACGGCGAGCCACACAAGAGTATTACTGTTACAGCAGATGGCGAACAGGCTGACGCATTGGCACAGTTGCTCAAGGCCGCTGGCATTGAACATCAAGCTCACGGTTGCGGCGAAGAGTTGGAAGAAAACGAAATGGATTGGCCAACAGATGAACAGACCTTGAAAGCCGATCCAGAGCTCAACACCTATGCAGGTGGATTGAACGGTCCCAAGAGCACTGGTCAAAGCACCACAGTAGGTGGCGGCTTGCCCAACATGCAACTACGTCGCCAACACAGCATGGAAGAAAGTGTAGAACTTGAGCGTAGCTTGTTCAAGAACTGGCAACAATACAAAGGTTAATTTAAATGACTCAAGCACTGGTATACAACGCCAACATAGCCAACGTGACATGGAATACCGACAAGGTAGAAATAGTTACAACTTCTTCTCCTGCCATCTATAATATCTATGTCATGCCAGCAGGAAATCCCACAGTGGGACTTGTTGGCACAGTCCAGTCTGGCAGCAATGTAATGCTGACTAGTCAGGCCTCTGCTGGTTTGGTCAATGGCACGTTTGTTACAGGCACCGGTGTTGCTAATACAGTTACCGTAGCCAGTGTAGTAAACGGAACCAGTTTGACCATGAGTGCCAATGCTACAGCAAGCGGCACATACGAGTATACGTTGGCCACAGGCGCACCAGGTACCATGTATAATAATGCACCAATTGTTGCTCCAAACAGTCGTCAGCAGGTTTATGTTGGCGCAGGAAATAAATTAACCATTACCTGTAGTGCAACATTTACTGCAAGAGAAATTGGCACAGCAAGTTCAGCAACAGTAGGACATTAATCATGCGGGCTAAAGAGTTCATCTCAGAAGCCAGTTTCAGTATGAAGCCCAAGGCCAAGATGCGCCACGACCATGCTTCGGTACAAAAAGGCACACACCTGGCTAGAGACATTGGCGGATACGATCGTATCTATCACATGAACCGTATCATGATGGCCGCAGCCTGTGCTGATGGCAAGGGCACAGGAAAGATTCCTGGAGTTGATGCCAGCTCTTGGTATGAAAAATACAACACCATCCACCCTTACACCGAAGAAGAACACAACATGGTCCGTCAGGCCATGGCCACAGTTCCTACCGATGGCGGAGAGTTATACGACGATCATCGCAGTATGGAACCCGATGATATTCACCGTGTTAGCCCAATCAAAGGATTTGCAGGCTACGCAAGATGAGAGCCCGCGAATTTATCACAGAGGTAGCCATGGGCCGCACCGGCAGTCTTCAACAGGACATTGCCTTGGCCTTACCAGGCGCTTGGAAAATACCAGCACTCAAAAATCAAGACCCTTACTTGCAGTATCGTTTTGGTGTGGCCATAGCCGGAGCCAAAGGAGCTGCACAGCGCAAGGCCGACGGCGTTCCGCCCTTCGAACAAGATGTAGTATTTGGTGAAAACGAATTTGTAGTCAGTTACGACCCACGCACAGGCGAATATATACGCGATGCCCTGCAGGCCATGGGACTACCGGCCAGCGATGCAATACAAGTAGCCACCATGGCCAGCGAAGAAATGCCCAGCGTAGAAAAACGCAGTCCAATTTCTGGCTTTAAAGGTTATCCTAGATAAGTAGTAAACAGTAGCACATCACAAAAAGGAATTTTAAATGAAAAAATTATTAATCGGGCTTGCAATCGCCCTGGCAACAACATCTGTATTTGCTTGGACACAGCGAGCACCAAATCCGGTGGCCGCATGTCAAGTTCATGCACCATTTGGCCTGCCACAAGTGCAGGGCACAATTCAACCCATCTGCAGAGAAGCATACCTGGTCGGCTATGATGCTCCAGCCAAGTTACCACGCTTTGTCATGTGGACACTTACACCAGGTCATGCACTTGGTTGCGTAGCACGCTCTAACGCATTTGCCCCAGACCAATCAGTGCCCAACGGTGCTGTGCCTGCTGACTATGCCGGAACTGGCTACGACAAAGGTCACATGGCACCTGATGGTGACCAGTCATGGGATCAACAGGTTGAATATGAATCATTCTTGATGACCAACATGAGCCCACAAGCCGGCTCACTCAACCGTGGTATCTGGAAGTTGTTAGAAACATCCGTTCGTGGGTGGGCCGCACAGGGTGGTCACAACTTCACCATCGTATCAGGCGGCCTATACTCACCTGGTGACAAAACAATCGGCAAGGGTGTAGTAGTTCCACACGCTTTCTACAAGATCGTTATTGACGACAATACAGGACAGGTAGCTGGTTGGTTATTTCCACATGTGGCTCCATATCCAAACCTTGGCAACGACTTGACCAAGTTCCGTTTACCAATTGCACAGATTGAGCAACAGGCTGGTGTTAAATTTGCTATGCCGGCCAACGCAACTGAATTGGCTCCTGGCAAAGAATGGCCAGTAGACTTTGGTGCACTCACAAATGCCAAGCGCAAGTTGTGTGGCGCCAATGCCGATGTTGACTAAATGATCATTACTCCAATAGACGAGTGTAATAATCTATTTCAGGTACGAGATCTCGTACCTGATTCCTTATTAGCCCGAATTCAATCAACCAACTGGCTTAGTTTACCCCACAACAAAATAGACAAACAAGAGTGGATGGTACGAGAAAATATTCCAGGTGAATTATTGCCGTGGAACGAGCAATGGAATCTCGTAATCAAATCGCTGTGTAGGAAAATAAAAAAAACTGCTGGAATAGTTTTACAACCAGCACACAACACCAGTTGGTGGATAGATCAACCTGGATTTCAGTGCGCTATACATTCAGATGACCCCAGGGTAAATATAGCCCTACAAATGTTTTGGATAGGTAGTGAAAATCTTGGAACTGTTTTTTATGAAGATTTAAATGTTAATAACGTGAGAAAACAGTTTGAATTTGTACCAAACACTGGTTATCTTATAATCAACAATTCTACACAATATCATGACATGATGTCCTCTATACCAGAAGGCACTTTCCGTCTTACTTCGTATACCTGGTTATACCAAGAAGGTGTTAGTTTACACAACTAATAATATTTGATTGGCAAAATTTCCACAGTAAATAACACTATGGGCAATTTCTATTGTGCAGCTCCATGGCGGGGCCTGCATATCAATCCTCGCGGTGACATCAAAACCTGTTGTGCTGGTGATCCTAACATGTTGGGCAATCTTAATACACTGTCTATAGAGTCGGTGTTGCAAGGTCCGGTCATGCAGGAAATACGTCAAAGCCTGCGCAGTGGTCAACCACATGAACAATATTGTCGTAACTGTGTGCAAGCCGAACGCTATGGTCGTAGTGAACGCGATTGGCATAATCGTATGAATCCTGGATTTGATGCCGCTCAAGCCGACGACACTGAACATGCACCGGTTCTTGTGGACATACGTTGGAACACTACCTGTAATCTCAGTTGCAACTACTGTGACGAGCACAGTAGCAGTCGCTGGGCTGATCTAAAGAAAATTCCTTTTCAGTCAGGTGCCAGACCTTACTATGAACAGGTGTGTGAGTATCTTGAACAACACAGCAATTCTGTTAAAAAAGTAGCATTAATTGGCGGCGAGCCGTTGTTGCTTAAAGAGAATGAGCGACTGTTAGATGTAATACCTGCTGATTGTCAGGTAGACCTTATAACCAATCTCAGTGTAGACTTGTCTACCAACCGCGTGTTTGCCAAATTGGCAAAACGTCAACGAGTAGGCTGGAATGTGAGTTTTGACAACACCGGCAACCGATTTGAGTTTGTGCGCTATGGCGGTAACTGGTCGCAGATTGAACGTAACATCAAAATTTTACAAGACTGTGGACATCAGGTTGGTGTCCACCCACTCTACACAATATACAATGCTACTAGACTTTCAGAACTGCTGGACTGGACCCGAAGTCACAGTGTTTCAACGCACTGGCAAAGTCTGTATCATCCAGAATGTCTAGATCCTTTGAAGTTGGGCCCAGCTATACGACAACTGGCCCTGGCTGAACTGCAACAGGTCCTGTCACGCACAGACCTAGATCACAGTGAACGCGGATTCCTACAACAGGCTGCCGCCAACTATACACAACCCGCTGACGTCAATTTGATCGCAGAGTTTAAATCACATATTGCCAAGATTGAAACCCAATATCATACAGGCGCCACTAAATTCCATGACCTGTGGCCTGAAATAAGTAATATGCTATGAGTGAAACAGCCCTAGTTAAAACACCCTATAAGAAAACAGCCTTCACTGATGCTCAGTTAGAAGAGTTTGTAAAATGTGCGGACCCTGTAACCGGTCCACAGTATTTCATGGACAACTTCTTTTACATACAGCATCCAGTCAAGGGCAAGATGCTGTATCATCCATTTGAATATCAGAAACGTCTGATTGACACTTATCACAACTATCGTTTCTCCATATCAATGATGCCGCGACAAACTGGTAAGTCAACCAGCGCTGCTGGCTACTTGTTATGGGTAGCCATGTTTCGTCCAGACTCTACAATTCTTATTGCCGCACACAAGTATACCGGCTCACAAGAAATCATGCAACGTATCCGCTATGCTTATGAGTTATGCCCAGACCATATTAGAGCTGGAGTTACCAGTTATAACAAAGGCAACTTGGATTTTGAAAACGGTAGTCGCATAGTTTCAACCACTACAACTGAAAACACCGGTCGTGGTATGTCTATTACACTACTCTACGCCGACGAGTTTGCTTTTGTTCGACCCGGCATAGCCAAAGAGTTCTGGACTTCTATTAGCCCTACACTTGCAACAGGTGGTAAGGCAATTATTACTTCAACACCAAACTCAGACGAAGATCAGTTTGCCCTCCTGTGGAAGGGTGCCAACAAGTGCGAAGACAGTTATGGTAATCCAACCGACTTAGGTATCAATGGGTTTAGAGCTTATCGCAGTTATTGGCATGAACATCCAGACCGTGATGAAAAGTGGGCCGAAGAGCAACGAGCACAACTAGGCGAGGATCGTTTCCGTAGAGAAATGGGTTGTGAATTTATCATCAACGATGAAACACTTATTGCTCCTGCCAAGTTGATAGACTTACAAGGACATGAACCCTTATACAAAACCGGCCAGGTTCGATGGTATCAGCGACCCAAAGCGGGCCGAACCTATGTGGTAGCACTAGACCCAAGTCTGGGCACCGGCGGAGATCCTGCGGCCATACAGGTATTTGAAGCCAATACCACAGAACAGATAGCAGAATGGCGCCACAACAAGACTACCATCCCCGAACAGATCAGGATCCTGGCCGACATCTGCGCTCACATCAATGAAACAGTGCAGAGTCCACAAAATATCTATTTTAGTATAGAAAACAATACCATTGGAGAAGCTGCCCTGATTTCAATTGCCGAATATGGCGAGGAAAAAATACAGGGCTACTTCCTAAGCGATCCCAACGTGGGTGGCAGTCGCAGATACCGCAAAGGATTCAACACCACACACAAGCCCAAGCTGGCTGCCTGCAATAAACTAAAAATCTTAATTGAAACAGGACGCATGAAAATACGCAGTTCCGGCCTGGTTTCAGAGCTGAAAACCTTTGTGGCATCGGGCATGAGTTATGCAGCCAAACCCGGCGAAACTGATGATCTGGTTATGGCCACAGTGCTGGCTGTGCGTATGCTACAGCTACTACAAACCTACGACAACGACATCAATAATCAGCTGAGAGACCATGGGGATGTCATAATTCCGCCTATGCCGTTCATCAGCGTATCACGATAAATAACACACTATGGCCGATATTACACCTGCACGCAAACTGTTTGACCTGTTGGTCAGCAGAGATTTTGATCCTGAAATGCTAGACGTATCAGGAAAACCAGCATCAAATCCTAGCGAAGCTGAAATTTTCAGTTTTGACTTCCGTGCCCACTCAGGCAAAGACTACGGAACTGTGGTAATCATGTTGGGCGATGAAGGTGCCTTTGAAGTTTACTGCTCAGACAATGTGGGCCGCACTATGGAAGGCGATGACAAAAACGATTGGTTTAATTTCCTGGAGCAACTGAAGAATTTTGCCGTGCGCAACCACTACGATAATTTTGGTATACGCAATTTGAATCACCTAAAGTATAGCATGCAGGGACAGGCGGCCATCAAGGAAGGCCTGTTTGAATCCTGGACTGGCACACGTAATGTCAGCTGGAACGGTGAGCCTACGCAGGCACGTTTGATGATTCGTCATAAGAAAAATTTAGGCGAGAACGATGCACGTTTCCGCTACATTGACAAGTTGTTTATTGAAACAGCTGAAGGTGAACGTTACAAATTACAGTTCAACAGTTTAACCGGTGGTCGTGCCATGTTGGAACATGTGCGTCAAGGTGGACGTCCATATGATGCACGCGGTATGCACATCACTGAAATGGTCAGTGAGTTGTCGGTACTGAGTCGTTTCCGTCGAGCCAACGCTGGACAGATTTTTGAAGGTGATACACAGCAGTTGGTTGAACAGGTAGCAGAATATCAAGCAAACCTGCAACGCAATCTCAAAGGCCTAGGTGGTTCAAAAGGTTATGCAGAATATTTTGAATCATGGTCACCAGCAGACATTACCGAAGAAGAAGTAGTAATTGAAAGTTTAAAGAATCTATTTGTCAAGCAGACGCTTGATACCAGAATTGAGTCGGCACTTCCCTTGCTGGCCAAAATACAACAACAAGGAACAGCAATGAAAGAAGCCAACATATTTGAATCCTGGGCAGAACGCCTGGTAGAAGGAACCTGGCAGTTGCCAGACACACCAGAAAAGCAAACACAGCTGGTTGAACTCATGAGCCAAGACTTGCCAGTGGGTGCTGATGCTACCAATGCCACTGAACAGTTGTATGATCTGTTGGGCGACGATCATTTATTTGATCAGTTAGAAGCCTTAGCTGAACAGGACGCCAATGCCGATGCACGCCAGGTTGTTTATGACCGCATGCAAGAGCTGTCGGATCATCCAGATGTGCGCAAGGTCATTGAACAGTTGCAGGTTGATTCTACAGCTGAAATGAATCCTCCTGAAGCAACCAATCCTGCTGATCTTGAGCCCATGAACGAAGGACGCATGTTGGACGAAGATGGTGAGTCTTTGCAACACATCCTGGATCGTTTCCGTCACGAAGTTCGCAACTTTGAACAAGGCGGCGACTTGGATAAAGACCTATATGATGCCTTGTATGACTACTATACTCACACAGGTGACATGCCGTATGGTGTGCAAAAAGCACGTGAAGGTGACCCAATGGAATGGGTAGCACAGAATTTGGAAAGTCATTTACGTGGCGGTGGTATCATGGGCGGTGCGCCAGACGAAGACTATGCAGTAGAACGTGAAAGTGTAGGCGAAGTGCCAGGTACACAACCAATCCGTGACAAATGGTCCATGGATCCAACACCAGACCAAATGCCACGCGGGGAGCGTCAGCGCCCTGATTATTTTGAAGAAGAATACAAAGATCCTGCTACACAAGAGTCGGATCCTTACAACACAGCTCAACCAGAATATCCAGAGTATGCAGATTCACTTGAGCAGATGTTGAAGATTGCTGGTGTTCCTGCTGGCGAGCGTGCGGCTCCTGTCTACAATCATAGCACAATGGAAGAAGAAGAAACTGATGAAGGTATTCTTGGTACCATTGGTGGTGCCATGGGTGGCGGATTACTTGGAACATTGGCCGGCGGAGCATTAGGTGGTCCGCTTGGTGCAGTTGCAGGACAATCACTTGGAACAGCCGCAGGTGCAGTGGGCGGACAAGAGTTGACCAAAGGTGGAAGCAGTATCATTGAAGATGACAAAGAAGACAAAGACAATGATTCTATATGGCCTGAACTGGCCGCTGGTGCACTCGGTGCAGGTCTAGGATATGCTGCAGGCAGTCATGTTCCAGCTGGAAGCGTAGAAGTCACAGGTGCTCCTGACATTGGAAGCAGTGTCAGCAATGCCGCTGATTCTATACTTGAAAAAGATGAACTGGACACCATAAGAAAACATGCTGGACTTCGCAACAAAGAAGTTGATGAAGGCGAACTTGGCACCGCTATTGGTACCGGATTAGGAGCATTAGCTGGTGGCCCACTTGGTGCTGTAGCAGGCGGCTTAGCTGGTCATTATCTTACTAAGGATGCACCAAAAACACCGCCACTTAATGTTAAGCCTTCGAGCGGACCATATAAACCAAATAGCCAGGAAACCAACGAAGATGATAAAAAAGACAAAGATAGCTCAGTAGGTCCAGCATTAGCTGGCGCTGCTCTAGGCGGCGCCGCAGGGTATACAGCCGCAGGTGGAGATTTAATCGGTGATATCAGCAAATTGTTCAAGGGTGCCAACGTGCCTAGACCCACTCCTGCTGAAATAGCCAGCGGAACCAATGCCATGGGTGATATTGCCGGTTCGGTATTTGAAAAAGATGAAACCGATGAAGGCTGGAAAGGTAGATTGGCCGGTGGAACAATAGGTAGTGTAGCTGGTGAACTGGCTGGTGCACCCTTGGGACCACTTGGTGTCATGGCCGGTGGTGCGTTGGGTGGCATAGGTGGCGGCATGCTCGGTGACAAACTGGGCGGACCCGACGAAGAGGAAACCACTGAAGATACAAGCCCATTGGCCGGCAAGTATGGACACTCGGGCAAGATGAAAGAAGTTGGTAAAGATACCAGTTTCTTGGATCGTCTCAAAGAACTGTCGGGCATGAAACGAAACTGATAAAATGAAATCGTTACGCGAATACATTGATTTGATTGACGGCAAGGTCAGCGAGGGCAAGGTAAAAGAAGCAAACCTTCCGTTTCCAAAGGATAGCCT